TACACGGCGACCGAAATCGGCTTGACCGTTGAAAGTTTGTTCGATTGATTCGATGGCAAAGTTAGTATATCTGCGATAAGTAACTTTCCAGAAAGTAATTTGAGGATTACCAGTTAGGTAAACGTCTTGAGCGCCATAGGCAACGAGTTGCATTAATCCACCTCCCATTTTATATAGTTGCTAAAGAAAAAAATTTTTTGAAATTTAATTTAATTAATTTTAATTAATTAATTAATTAATTAAAATTTTTTAGTTTTTTGTTAAGAAATTATTTTACTTAAGTCTAAATTAGATTTCATAAATTTCTTCAAATATGAGTCTTCTAGCACTTCTTTTTTTCCTTCATGACTTTTTGTAAATACAAACGATTCACCACGTTTTTTTACAGACCACCCATGCTCTATAGCATTAAATAAAAAAAGCATTTTTTGAAATTTAATAGCATCAATTTTAACATTTTCTAAATCAGTCAAAGACTCTAAATTTATTTTGATATCCATTAAATATTTTTAAGAAAACATTAATCAGCTTTTAACTACTGAATTTTTTTGGTTTCTATAAAATCTAGAATAATGTCTTTCTTCTTTTTCTAAAGTATTTAATGATGTTTTCACAATATCGCCAAACATATCTGAATAGTAAATATTTTGGACCTTATATCCCTTTTTAGGTGGCAAATTTATCATTGTTTCTATACAGTTACTACACGGTTTACTAGATTGAATTTTATTTTTTGTTGACAATCTTATTACAAGAATATTTATATTTTCAAGTTTTTTCTTTGGTTTTAATGGAATTAGCTTGGAAATAGCATCACATTCAGCATGTATACCTGGAGCATTTCCATCTGAATCACCCATCTGATTTACACCAAAACTAAGAATTCTAGCCTTTTTTAGGTTTCCCTTTCCCTTGTAAAACGCACGACACATGATTATAATTTCCGCAGACGCACGACGATATAGTACGCTTACCATTCTCATACAACTCAACGTCCGAATCGGACGGCAAACAGAAACGCTTAATAAACATAGTGTCGAGCAAAGTATTCATCTTAAATTCTATATAATTATATTATTATCTCTTTAAAATGTTTCAATTTTATTTTAAAACTTCTTTAAATTTATTTAAAATATATTTTATCACTATTATTAATTAAATAAATTTCATCTAATTATTTAAAAGACAATGCCTAGCTTTAAACCAAAGTCTAATAAAAAAATTAAATTTAATAAAAAAACGTCAATAACACTTGACACAAAGCATAAGGAATTTTTAAATGAATTCACTAAAGATGAAAATGATACTATTCCTGATTTTAAAATCGAACGTCAAGAACTAAGACAAAAACTAATTGACAATAGTGATGGATTCACAGTCGAACAAAAATTAGATATTGAAGATAAAATAAATGAACTTACTGAAAAAATTAGAGAGACAAAATCAAAGAAAAAAGAATATTTTCTTGATAATTCTAAATTTATATTTGAATATTTTGAAAATAAAAAAAGTATATCTGATGGGAACGTTGTTCAAGCTTCAACAAATAAATCAAAGCTAGTAAACTCTTTTTTTAAAATTAAACAAGATAATACAGAAGAATTAAAACAACAAAGAGAGAACAATAATATTGTTATTAAATATTTAAGTAATATTGATGATTCATTTCTTGATGTTAATTCTTTTATTTGTCAAACAGATATTTGTCAAATATGTCATAAAGGCGAATTAATACCTCTTGAAGATGAAGGTATTATGGTTTGTAATAGTTGTTCAAGAAGTATTCCATATTTGATTGAAAATGAAAAACCTTCATATAAAGAACCACCAAAGGAGGTTTGCTTTTATGCTTATAAGCGAATTAATCATTTTAAAGAAATATTAGCACAATTTCAAGGTAAAGAAACTACTCAAATACCTCCAGATGTTATTGAAAATATTAAACTTCAAATTAAAAAAGAGAGAATAGAATTAGCACAAATTACTAATATTAAAACAAAAGAAATTCTAAAAAAACTAGGCTATAATAAATACTATGAACATATACCATTTATTAAATATAAATTGGGGATTAAACCTCCTATTATGTCTCCTGAATTAGAAGAAACATTATGTAATTTGTTTATTGAATTACAATCACCTTATTCCAAGTACTGTCCTGACGACAGAGTTAACTTTTTAAATTATTATTATACTGCTTACAAACTTTGTGAGCTTCTTGGAGAAGAAAAGTATCTACCATTATTCCCGTTATTGAAGGATAGAGAGAAAAGAATAGAACAAGACGATATTTGGAAAAAAATTTGTGAAGAACTTGATTGGGAATTTATACCTACTATTTAATTTTAATTTGTAGGTCTATAAGGGAATAGTGTTAATTCTCTAGTATTATAAATAGAAAAGTTAGGATCATAATTATTAGCGCCTACACCATTTCCAAAACACATGCCTCCACGTTGTTTGCGACCCTTTCTGACCTTTCTTGTTTTTCGTCTTTTTCCTCCTATTTCAGTAACAGAACGTGGAGAATATGGTCCTAAATCTTCCATATTTAATCCAGGACCTTGTTCTTCAAAATGATTTACACCAGGAACAATAGGAACATCATTATAAGGAGGACCAGGAACACCATTTTCTTGATTTGGAACAACTGCGTCTACATCTAAGTTTTCTATTTCATTATTTGCTTCTTGTACGCTTATAATTAGTTCTTGTGGTGTAAAAGGAGCACCAGTAGCAGGATTTATTTGATTTAAACTCATTTGAATAATATTTAATCCAACACCAGTACCAGAGAGAATTACAATATCATTATCTGAAAATCCCAAACCTAGTAATTGTTGGGTTTCTTCTTGAGTGAATGCACCACCAACCATTTTTCTATAGGATTTGCTAGTTCTTTTTCTATAAGACTTGCGTTTTGGTCTTCTTAACTTTTTACGTGTTTGTTTTACCATAATATATTACAATTAGATTAAATATATTATGTTAATTTATTGATTTAAAAACCACCAGGGAATTTAACCAAGTTAGCACCAATACCAAAGCCAGCACCAGAGCGAGCAGTAGCACCCATGGAAGGGATGTAGGTATCAAGAATGCTAAAGGTAGCAGCAGCAGTTAAAGCAATCAAGATAATTTCCTCAATGTTCAAAGAACGTTTAGGAATAGCATAAGCAGCAATAGCTACCATTAAACCTTCAACAAGGTACTTAATGATTCTTTTAACAAGTTCACCAACGTTAATAAGTCCGTTCATTTATATTAAATAAAAAGAAAAAAATATATATTGCGCTAAAAAACTTAAAAATAAATAATTAATCTATTTAAAATGAATCATTCTAAAGAAAAGAATTCAAAAAAGTCTGGGTTTGAAAGAAAACAGGTTAACGGAAAAGTTAATCCTAAATATGTTGACTTGCTAGAGGAAGATAAACCAATTGCTGGACAAAAATTTGTTTGTGTATCATTTTGTTCTCCAGATAAAATTCTAAAGGAAAAGCAAATCTTCTTTTTTGAAGAGTTCCTAAAGAAGTGGGACTTCAATAAATCAATGGAAAAATTTGTTCAGTTCCTAAACTTTGTTTCATACAAATACAATATTTCATTCGATGATGTATCAAATGATTTTAAGGATTTTGTAAAGGAAGAGAGAGAATCACTTATTAATTCTAGCATGGATGATGAGTTCAAAACATATATTGATAATAATGAAGATGAACTCCAAAAACAGTTTGACGTTGCTCACAACTTCCAAACTAATACTAGAGGTTTAAAAATTCGCGGTTCTTATCCTACTCAAGAAGAGGCCGAGTTAAGATGTAAAATGTTAAGAGAAATTGACCCTAATCATGACGTTTATGTAGGTCCTGTTGGAATGTGGATGCCTTGGGATCCTGAAGCTTACAAGACTGGACGTGTTGAATACATGGAAGAAGAGCTTAATCAATTAATGAGCGAGAAGACTAAGAATGAATCTAATGCTAAGACTGCTTTTGAACAACGTGTCAAAGAATCTAAACAAAAGGCAATTGATGAGAATATCAAGAATGCTGAGAAATCTGGTAACACATTAACTCAATCTATTGATGAACAAGGTAATTTAATTGGTGTTAACAATATTAATACACAAGAACAAGCGTTTAAGGAACAAGAAAATATTTCTACCGCTGATATCTGTATGGAATTATTCGAAGGTGAGAATATTGTTGTTGGTAAGACTGACAATGGACAAAGTCAATTAGTTAGCGGTCCCTTTGCTAATAAGGATTCAATGGAACAAGTTGATTAAATAATATTTCATTATTATTACTTAAATAATTAATAATAATAAAATTTACATTATGTATTTAATTGAAGAAAAAAGTTATAATAGTGATACACCAGTTTATATCAAATTACCTAATAATAATAATAGTATGTTTATACCTGAAGCTAGAGTTGCAAAGGATTATTTTAACTCAGGATTTTATGAAAGGGGATATATTGATTGGGCGGTTGAAAATTTTGTTTCAGGTGATAAAGACGTTATTGATATAGGAGCTCATATTGGATGGTATACTGTAGCATTGGCAAAAAAGGCTAACCATGTTTTTTCATTTGAATGTTCTCCAAAATCATTTAACTATTTATGTGCTAATATTGCACTAAATAATTTAGATTATAAAGTTACTAAATTTAATTATGCTTTGAGCAATGAAATAGGATTTACTCCTTATTATATTCGTGACCCAAATGACGGAGGAGGTAATGGAATCTCTAAATTTGAATATGATAATATTAAAAATACGTCACATATTAATGTTCCAAAAAATACACTTGATTCATATAACCTTACTAATATTGGATTTATTAAAATTGATGTAGAAGGTCATGAAAAAGAGGTTTTAGAAGGAAGTATTGAAACTATTAAGAGGAATAACTATCCAAAAATTTTATTTGAATCATGGGATGAACACCAAGAAAAAAATAATTTTCCAGCAATTAAGTTACAAAAGGAATTATTTGAATTTATTCAAAGTTTAGGTTATAATATAATAAAAGTTGGTCAAGATATGTATTTAGCTGAAAAATAATTAAAATTAATATTAAATAACATTTATATTTTATAGATTTGGTTATGTAAAAATTACTATAATAACTTAAAGTTTTCAATAATAATAATATTAAATGAAATACAGTATACATAAAGATGATCTAATAAACATTAATTATGATGCATATAGAAGCTTAGTAGAAGACCCGAGAGAGTTTTATTCATCTCCAGGAAAAGAGCATTATAAATTACTTTCCTATTTCTCAACATTATTTAATAATTCGAATATTATCGATATCGGAACGCACCAAGGATATTCAGCTCTTGCGTTGTCATACAATAATAGCAATAAAATATATACATTTGATATTATAGACAAGGGAGCACTTCCTGTAAAAAATGTTAACAATATATATTTCAGCACGGATAATTTATTTGAAAAAGAAATCTTTAATAAATGGAAAGAAGTCATTGTTTCTTCTCCATTTATATTTTTAGATGTTGATCCTCACAACGGAATAATGGAACTAGAATTTATTACATGGCTCAAAGAAATAGATTACAAAGGCTTCATTATTTGTGATGATATATGGTATTTTAAAGAAATGAGAGATAATTTTTGGTATAAAATAGAAGACAAGTACAGGTATGACTTAACAGATATTGGTCATTGGTCAGGGACAGGCATTATCACCTTTAACTCTGATATACAATTTGATAAATTTGTTGTGTCTAATTGGACAATGGTTACAGCATATTTTAATTTAACTAAATGTTATGACGCAAGTCCTGAAATAAATGCCAAAGGGGTTGACTACTACCTTAGTCATTCACTCTCAACGCTACATTTACCACATAATCTTGTTATTTTTTGTGATGAAGATAGTATTGGCTATATAAAAAAAATACGTCCCACCTTTTTAGATAGTAAAACCATATATATCATTAAAGAATTTAACAGTTTTAGATTTGAAAAGAATGGTATTTTGTTAACAGATTGTTTTGATGATTATAGAGTTAAAATTATTGAAAATAGAAATAAAAATCCTTATAGTTTTGATAATAGGAATACTGCGAGTTACTATTTATTTTGTATGGCAAGATACGCAATGTTAAAAGAAGTTATAAAAACAAATCCTTTTAACTCGACTCATTTTTGTTGGATCAATTTTTGTATTGAAAGAATGGGTTTCAAAAATCTTATAAGATTGGAAGAGGGATTATCCATAAATAGAGACAAATTTTCAACATGTTACATTGATTATATTCCAGAAATATTGATAAATAATACCAAAGAATATTTTAAATGGGGTAGATGTAGTATGTGTAGCGGGTTTTTTACTGGAAATACAGAATATATGTATAAAGTTTGCGATTTATTAGAGAATAAATTCTTAGAATATTTAGAGCTTGGCTATGGTCATGCTGATGAACAGTTATATAGTCCTGTCTATTTTGAACACCCAGAATTGTTTGAACATTATTATGGCGATTATCATCAGATGATTACAAATTATAACCACATATATGATTCTCCCAATAGTCCAATCAGAAATTTTATTCATAATTCTTTTCAAAATGGTAATTATATAAAATGCTACGAGGCATGTAAAATTGTATTTAATTCGTTTTGTCTAGATAAATGTGAAATAGATCAAGGAAATCTTTATACCTTGTTTTATTATTATATGTTTTGTAAAAAAATATTGAAAGATTTCGATTCTTAATTTTGTATAAAACAATTTTCAAATAATACCGTCTTTTAATGCGAAAAATATCAATCGTCTAAATGTTATATATTTATTAATATATATAACATTGTGTCTTCTAAATTTTTAATAATAATTTTTTTTATACTTTTTTGAAAAGAAAGCACTTCTACCATTTGTTTGTTTTCTTAACACTAATCTTAGGACCTGCGCCCTTTTTCTTACTCTTTGAAGGATCATATTGTTCTTCCTCTTCGTCATCCTTAAGATCTTTGGATAATTCCCAAAATTCCTTAGAACCTAATCTAAAATCACCGTGACTATCTGCTTTATACCAAAAAACCTGATCATTTAATTTGTTTGATTTTGAATTATTATGAATAACTAAACATTCGAAATTTTCTGTACATTGGTCCATTACCTGAGCAAATGATTCAAATGTTGGAAACATACCAGCATAATTTTCATAAATACGTTTTCTATTAGCAATATAGTTCTCTCTAAGAATGAAAACGTAATCTATATTTGTTCTTAGATTAGGAGGAATACCTAAAGGATATTGCATAGTAATAACCAACATTACTTTCCAATGTCTTCCGTTCATAAAAAGTAATCTCATCATTTTATCACGAGCCCATGTATTATCATATAAACAATCATCTAAAATAACAAATGCACGAGGGTCAATTGTAGTTCTTTTATAAGTTTCCATTTCCTTTTTAATTTGCTTTAAAACAGTGCGCTGTCTTTTTAAAATATTCTCAATAATAGCAGTATTATATTCATTATGAACAAATAATTTTGGCACCATTTTGCCATAAAATCCGTTACCTTCTTCAGTTCCTGAAATAACAGTACCAATAGGAATATCTTGTTGATAAAATAATAAATCTCTTACCAAGAAAGATTTACCAGTATCTCTCTTACCAATTAATACAATAACAGGACCTTTATTTTCATTTGGTTTGAAGCTTATACTTTTCATATCGAATTTCTTTAGTTCTAAAGACATTATTAATTTAAATATAAATTAAATTTTACATGTTTTTACGCAATGAGAGAGAGAGAGAGAAATAATATTAATAGCATTTATAATAAGTTAAAAATACATATAATTTATATATTAATTAGCTAAAGAATGATAAACGTGAACTATCAAAAAAGGAAAAATCTTGAACTTTTTAAATGTTTAGAGAAATCTGAAACACTTTTTCTCTCAAATGCGCAAAATTATATACCTATTTATAATAAATTCTTCACCTTAAATGATAGTAATTATAATAGTATTAATTTAAATAACAAATGGTATATTACAAATGTTAACGATGGAGGTGAAGACGATTTTCATTTATTCAATTGTAGACTTAAAAATATACAGAATAACAAGGTAAAAGATAAGGATGTTTTTTTTAAAATGGCTCCTTTATTAGACCCATTTAAATATTTAATTGGAAAGTATAATTTAAATGATGAAAATTTATTCGCATTACCAAAAATAAATTCAACCGAATTAGACTGTCATTCAAAATTTATTGACCAAAATAATTCAGCATATGTTGACGGTATGTTTGTATTTTTATCAAGTAATTTAATTTATACACACGGATTTACACATGGTGTTGATTATTATGGTTCATTTTTAGGTATTAAAAATGATTTTATTTTGAATGTATTTGATGATATTGATTATTTAAATGGTTCTGATTTCTTTAATAAAAATAAAAATGTACTATTTAAAATTGATGATTATGAACATTTATTTCAAGATGAAAATTCAAAATTAAAACCTATTACAATTCAACATAATTCCAGTGCCAAATCACAAATATCAATTAAATCTTTCGATAATGAAATATTTGAAGATGTATTTGATGAAAATATTGTAAATATTTCTGATTTACCATCTGATTTAATAGATTTAACAAATTCTAATCTTTTGGAACAAAAAGACAATAATCAAAATGTTACATTAAAATCTAATTCAACTTGTTCATCAAGGTCATCATATACAGATAATGGTGAAGAACATGAAGATTGTGATGATTGTGGAGAAATTGAAAACTTAGATAGTGACAAACCTGAAGAAGAAGATGATGATGATGAAGATGACGATGATGATGATGAGTCTTTTGAAGAAGAAAGAATTGATGTAACTATTCCAAAATTTCCAGTTCAAGTTATTGGAATGGAATTTTGTGAAAATACATTTGACGATTTAATCTTAACTAGTGAACTAAAAAAAGAAGAATGGTATTCAGCATTCATGCAGATTATTATGATTTTAATTACATATCAAAAGGCATTTAACTTTACACATAATGATTTACATACAAATAATGTCATGTATAATGAGACTGATAAAAAGTTTATTTATTATTGTTATAAAAAGAAATACTATAAGGTACCTACATTTGGTCGTATATTCAAAATTATTGATTTTGGAAGAAGCATATATAAATTTAATGGTAAACTTTTCTGTAGCGATAGTTTTCAAGCAGGAGGAGATGCTGCTACTCAATATAATACAGAACCCTACTTAAATGAGAAAAAACCTAGATTAGAACCTAATTATAGTTTTGATTTATGTCGTCTTGCTTGCTCAATATTTGATTATGTAATTGAGGATTTTGATGAAATTAAAGATTTAAGTAAATGTAATGATCCTATTAAACGTTTAATAGTTGAATGGTGTTTGGATGATAAAGGAGTAAATATGTTATATAAAGGAAATGGAGTAGATAGATATCCTGACTTTAAATTATATAAAATGATAGCAAGATGTGTTCATAATCATACACCTCAAGCACAATTAGAGAGACCTGAGTTTAATGCTTATTCTAACTTTAAAGGTGAAGTACCTGCAGATGTAATTGATATCGATAAAATTCCATCTTATATTTAATAATTTAGCAAGAAGATTATTATTTTTGCCGCGAGTTCATAATACAATTATATTTATATATATTATGAACGATTTTGGGTTTATTATTACAAGACATGTAAATTCTGAAAATACTAATAGATATTGGAATCATTCTGTAAAATTATTAAAATTTTTTTATCCAACTAAAAAAATTGTTATAATTGATGATAACAGTAATACTAATTTTTTAAAAGCAGATTATGAATATAGTAACTTAGAAATAATACAATCAGAATTTCCTGGCCGAGGTGAACTTTTACCTTATTATTACTTTATTAAAAAGAAATTTTTTGACAATGCGGTAATAATACATGATAGCGTATTTTTTCACAAAAGAATCAATTTTGAAGTTTTAAATGGTACAAATGTATTACCATTATGGTATTTTGATTATAATGAAAATGAATCAAATTCAATAAAACTTATTGAAAATTTAAAAAATAAATTTAATATTGAAGATAAATTGAAATATAATGCTATTAATGCGTTTAGTTTTATATCTAATATAAAATGGTATGGATGTTTTGGTTGTCAATCATATATAAATCATAATTTTCTTTTACATATAGAAAATAAATATAATATATCGGCATTAACAAAAGTTATACAAAATAGAACTGATAGATGCTGTTTAGAGAGAATTATGGGTTGTATATTTTGTATAGAATATCCTAAAACAACTACATCAAAATCAATATTAGGTAATATATTAAAATATCCTTTATCAGGAAGATATACTTATGATATGTATGACACTGACTTAAAAAAAGGCACTATAAAAAGAGCTGTTATAAAAATTTGGACTGGGCGCTGATACTACATAATGAAGGGAAAATCTTGATTTTTTGAAAAAGGTCGCAAAAAAGGTCCCTCCATGTGTAGTATCGATATATGAAATTTTTTGGGGAAAGTTTTTTTGAATTTTCAATTTTGGACATTTATTTTTGTCCATTTTTGAAATATTGGAATATTTTATGGAAAAAATATTATTTTGTGACCATAATTTAAAATTAGCGTCACAACACAAAAAAAATAATTTTAAAATTGTTATTGTAATTTTTAAAATTAAAACTTAAAAAAATAATCTGTTTCTAATTTATGGAAATTTTAGGAAACGATTTAGTGGCAAAAAGTGGCAAAAAAATGGCAAATAATTATTATTGCGAAAAATGTGACTATTCATGCTGTAAAGTATATAATTGGAAAAAACATCTAGACACAGCTAAACACAACCAGGAAATGTTTGGAAAGGATTTTGTGGCAAAAAGTGGCAAAAATGAAGAAAAATACATATGTAAAAACTGCGATAAATCATTTCATACTAATTCTGGATTATGGAAACATAGCAAAAGTTGTATTTCTGAAAATAATAAAACTGAAAATACTGTAGATAAAAAAGATGAATTAATTGATTATCTTATGAAAGAAAATAAAGAAATAAAAGAATTAATATTGGAATTAGCTAAGAAAGATTCATATAATAATTGTAATAATACAGTTAATTCACATAATAAAGCATTTAATCTTAACTTCTTTTTAAATGAAACATGTAAAGATGCTATGAATATTATGGATTTTGTAGATTCTATTAAACTCCAGTTATCTGATCTTGAAAAAGTTGGAGAACTTGGATATGTTGAAGGTATATCTAATATTATAACCAAAAATCTTAAACAATTAGATGTTACTCAAAGACCAGTTCATTGTACAGATAAAAAGAGAGAAACTATTTATATTAAAGATGAAGATAAATGGGAGAAGGAAGATGAAGAGAAAAAGAAATTACGTAAAGTAATTAGAAGAGTTGCTTTTAAAAACCAAAGATTACTTCCAGAATTTAAAAAAGAACACCCTGATTGCGGTAAATATAATTCAAAGTTTTCAGACCAATATAACAAAATAGTAGTTGAATCAATGGGAGGACCTGGTGATAATGATTTTGAAAAAGAAGAAAAAATTATAAGAAATATTTCAAAAAATATAATTGTTGATAAATAAATTTATTAATTTAATTAAATTTATTTATTTGGCTGGTTTAAATATTTCTTCAGGTAATTTTACGTTTGTAATATTTAAATATAATTTTATGTTTGATAATTCATGCTGTAAATTACGGTTTTTAATTATACAATTTCTATTCTCTTTAATAGAATCTGAAAAAAATACTATAAAAATGTAAATAGCTGAAATATATATATAATCCATTTTAATAAATTATTAATAATATAATCTTTAAATGTATTACTTATATAAATTTTCAACTATAGAGTTTTTAATTAAGTCGTCTGTTACTCCAAGTTTAGTTAAACGCGTTTTAATTGAGTTTCTCTCTTTTTCTAATAATTCATCTGGTAATATTCCAGGAAATCTTTGCTTTTGTAACCCTTTATTCATTGCTATAATAGCTTTTTTAAATTTATCAAGAAATCTATCACAATCTATAATAGTTAAGGTTTCATATTCTTCTTCAGTTATTGGTTTTCTCTCTTCCAACTGTTTTTTAAACTGAAAATATTTTGCATAATAATAAATTTTTTCATCTAAGAGAGAACCTATATTTGGACATCTAAATAAAACAGTTTCATTCAATTCTGAAATAAAAAATTTAAAATCAATTGATCTTTCAAAATATGGTTTAATATTAGTTGGAGTTTCTTTAAAATCAATATCTGAAAACTGTTTAAAATCATCTACCATTATTTGTTTTCTGAAATCCTGTTTCTGTTTAATTTTTAAATAACTTAGTTTAAAAATAAATGGATTTGCTCTAGTATTTGAAGGGTTTGGAGCTTGAACAGAAACCTTATATTGTGTTTCTGGTGTATTTAAAAACCATCTTATTAAATAAGCTAAATGTCCAGATAAATTTTTAACAATTGATTCTACATATGCTACATTAGTATCAGGCATGATTAATACATCAATATCTTCTGTTTTGTAGGCGGATGTTTCAGGCATTCCAGCCAAAACTAGTTGTATTGCTTTTCCACCTTTGAATATCACTTTATAATCTTGTCCTATCATTTTATTTGAGATTATACCAAATACAATTAAAGCAGCACATAATACAATATTATAATGAGAGAAATCAATATCTTGGTCCATCATAAATGTACCAAAAGAATCATAAGGTTCATTTTTTGTTGGAGTAAAATATGTTGGAATTATTGATTGATTTATTTTACATACACTCCATAATTCTGAAACTTCTTTGTTGTTTATAGGTATATTTCCATCAGAATTCATCATTTCATTTATTTTTGTTCTTATAGAAAGCATTTCGTTTTCTTCAAAAATTGGTTTCCAAAATTCTGGCTCAACTGCTGGATTATATCCAGAATCAGATGGTAATTCAGTTGGTATTGTTAACTTAACAATAGGTTTAGCAGGAGGAGGTTCAATTATAGCTTCTACTTCTTCATCTTTTATTAAATTTTCCATTATAGTCTTTTGTTCTTCTGTTAATAACTTTACATCAGCTCCTTTTTGAAGCAAATATTTAACTAATTCTTTATCTTGTAATTTTATTGCGGCAGATAATGCTGAAATATTGTTTGTATAACTAAGAAGATTTATATTACCTTTATTAAGTATAAAATTATTAATGAATGCCTTTCTTGTAATAAAATCATCAATATTATCAAAAATAACAACTAATGATGGAACGAATGCTATTAATGGAGTAACACTTTGACTATAATCATATTTATTAATAGGAATTGAGTTAGTTGTTATAGGAATTAATGTATTTATACCAATTTGATTACTTTTGAATCCATTTTTAAATATATCAGCGACCTCTTTAACTCTTTCCATGTTTCCTACTTTAACCGCGTATTGTAGTTTTTTAAAAGAATTCATAAACATATTTCTAAAATTATCCTTAATGATTTGTTCCTTTTTCTCTTTTTCTCCGCCACCACGAAATCGTCTAGTTTTTTTATTTCTTTTATTGGTTTTACTTCTTTTAAAATGTTTTTTTGTTTTAATTCTTTTCATTATAATATAAGATGATAAAAAGAATTAATTTAAATTGAAGATACCTGCGGTTAAAATCCAGGATTATCGGTAAATACTGGTGTAACAGTTGAAGCACTTGAACCTCCTTTAATCATTGGGTTAATTTGTCCTATTATAAAATCACCAAAAACAACACTAAAATAAACTAATAAAGAGTCCCTAATTAAAAATTTTAATGGTTTGGTTTCCTTTTCAATAAATCTCATTTCAATAAACTTGGAAATAAAAAATATTACTGAAATAACAGCAGCAATTATAAATATGTTATCCATTTAAATTAATAATTGGATATTCTTATTTAATATTTTACGCAAATTAATCTAAAATTTCGATATCATCAATTAACAAATCAGGTAACAATTCTAATTTTGGTTCTTCAATATTATGAACATCTAACGTGTCTAAATTAAATACTTGATCTGATATAGTGAGTTTTACATTATCTTCTTCATCGTCCATTTTTCGCTGTTGATTTCTAAGCTGACTAATTTCTTCTAAACGTTCAATAGATTTTGGGGCAATAACATTTGATACACTTCCATCATCAGTTTTAACATAATCAATATCATTAAAACTCAATCCAGAACTTTTAGACGGTAAACCATTACCAAAAGAATTTGGAGAATTAATAGGTTTTTTAATTGGTTCTTCAATAATTTGTTCTTTAACTTCTTCAATTACATCTTCTTCAACAGTTTCGTCCATATAAGCCTTTAAGATTGACTCAACTGGAATACTTTCTCTCAAAGTATTTAATATACATTCTTGAACAATAATTTCAAGTTCTCTATAATGTTTTTGTATTGTTAAAGGAGGTATATTAGTTTCAAATAAATAGACATTTTTATATAATTTTCTTGCCACATTTATGTATGTTTTGTGAATGAAATCATCAAGCTTTGGAATATTAATGTCGATCTTCTTTTGTTTCTGACCAACTCTCATAGCTGTCAGAATTTTGAGCTGAATAATATGAACACATGTAACCAAATCTTCTAAATAAGTACATCCTGATTTTTCACAAATTCTTTTTCTCTCTGTTTCAATAATTTGAGCATTCCATTTTGGAATTCTTGAAATTAAATTTTGAAATGTCATTAAATATTTATCCATCTCACTATTTTCTTTACAAAGCTTAATAGATTCATCTAAAATAGACTTGTAACCATCAATAATTAATGGTGTTAAAATTGTAACTAAACGAGAACCCCATTCATTTTTGGATTCATGAAGCGCGCTAACATTAAAGTCATCCATTTACATAAAACTTATATTTTCTAAAGATAGTTCTGAACTTAAAAAGACAAAATTCAAAATAAATAATATTAGCAATTTTTCATTTCTAAACTCCTTTCTTACACGATTAAAGCATAAAAGTAGTTCATAACGTTTTTCAGTTGATAATATAGATTCTAAAAAGTTAGTATTTTCTAATAAATTAATAATATCTAAAGCAGAATATGCTTTTTCATAAAGTTTTGTACATATTAACATTAAATCTTCTAAATTTGTTTTTTTATTAACAGACTTAGTTAATTCCTTTTTTAACCATTCAAGTTTATGTTGTTTAACATCACCTAATTTAAAAACCTTATTTAAATTATATTCATATAGATTAATTATTTTATCATCAATAACAGGTTCTGGAATATATATTTCACAAAATCTTGATAGAATAGGTTTCATTAAATTATATTTATCTTCTGCAATAATAAAAAAACGTGTATTATGACTAAATAATTCAATACATCTTCGTAAGGCTGATTGAGCATCAAGTGTTAGTTTATCTGCGTTTAATAATACAACACTTTTGAATGTATTTCCTCCATTACAATTAATGTGAGTTTTTGCGAAAAACTTAAGTTCTTCTCTTATAAATTTAATACCTTTACCATGCGAACAATTAACATACATAACAAATGATTTAATTATCTCTCTATTATTGTCATAAATTTTGTGAATAAATTCATTGACAATTGTTCTTTTACCACTACCGGTTGGCCCATGGAATAATATATTTGGAATTTTGTGCATTTCATGAAAGTAATTTAATTTATTTTTTATAGATTGATGTATGTCAAGCATTTAGAGTCTACTATATTTAAAAAAGTGTTTTTATATATTAATACAACGCAATAATATATAAAAATCAATAATTATATTAATTTATTAGTCCATATTTTTTTCAATATAACTAGTCAAAGACTTATAATACAAATAATACGATAAGTTAGGTGCTATTTGGTTTTTATTCATTGTTACCGAACATCCGCCTGTTTCCAATAATGAAACATCAAAATCGAGAATTTTTTTATCAAGCGCCTTGTGAATTATTTTTTCAACAATATCTTCTCTCCCATTTTTTACATGTAAATGTAATGACAACTTATTATATGGTAAACCAAAGAAATTACACCTGTCAACAATATATTCAAAATCCTCAACATCTAATGTACCACATGTATCAGATAAACATATATTATCCACATTCATTTTATTAATCATTAATAGTTTATTAACTATAAAATCATTATTTATTTTACCTGATATAGGACATTCATTAATACACGAAACATATAATTTTACATAAGGAGGTTTAAGTCTATATATATTTTCATCAAAACTATACATCATTTCATATAAATCATTATAAGATTCTTCTAGATTTTGTTTTGTATTTTTAAGTTGAAATTGGTTTGAAACTGAAGTGATAAAAGAAAAATGATTAATTTCAGTATAGTTAATAACTTTTTTAAGTTGCTTTGAATTAGGTACAAGAATAAATTTATTAGGTTTTTGAACACCACTAAATTCATTTATAGAATTCTCATACAATTGAATATTTTGAAATATCTTAACTGAATCCTTAAATACAGGTAATACTTTTTCAGAAACGATTGAACCAATTTCAATATTTTTTGGGCGATAGTTAAACATAATGTTGTGATACAAATCTATTTTTTTTTCATATGTATATATTTTTTGTTCTTCTTTTGACAACGCTTGTAAACCATCTCTTAAAGTAACGTCAAATGGTTTTGGTTCTCCTAATATATAATAAAATTTGTTAAACTCAGAATTTGTATTAAGAATTTTCTTAAATTCTAAAGCGCATTTTGGATAAAATTTTCTAGTTAACATTTAATTTAATTATTTAAAGTATTAGCCTTTAAGTAATTTAGATTTGTAATTTTTAAATAATATTAAATTATAGTAGATAATACAAAAACATAATAAATATATAAAATAATATTATTCATAGTTATTATATGAGTAAATGTTGCGACATTACAATAATAATTGGTGCTGGTATATCAGGTTTAACTATCGCTTCAGGTATGAAACATGATAATTTTCTTATTTTAGAAGCAAGAGATAGAATTGGCGGAAGAGTATTTACAAATGATAAATATCTTGATATGGGAGCCGCATGGATTCACGGTTCAGATAACAATCCATTGAATAAATTTTTAGACTATGAAAATCTAATACCTGTTTCAGAAAATAATCCTTGGATTCATTCAGAAAATACACCTATAAAATATTTTTGTAATAAGTATAATATTAATGAAACTGAACGTCAAAGATTGACAGAAAAATGGAATATAATAGCAGCTAAAATTGGTAATATAAAAGATAAAACAATAGTTGAGGCATTTTTATCATTATGGGATAATGATAAAGATGAAGATTATTTTATTTTTTTATATATGATAGAAGTATGGTGTGGTGGAAGTGTACAAAATATACCTTCGTCATTTTTAGATACAACAAATTATAAAGAGGCATTATTTGGTGATTATGGAGGTTCTCATTTTATATTTAAAAATGGTACAAAAACTTTAGTTGAATCAATTATTAATAGCTCTAATAATAATTTGTACGATAAAATTAAATATAATAAAATAGTCACAGATGTTATTTATAATGACAATTTTGTTGAAGTTCGTACAAATGATGGATGTATATATATATGTAATAAATTATGTATTACAGTTCCACCAGGACCTTTAAAAAATATTAAATTTAATCCACCTCTGAAAAAAGAACGTATAGACTCTTTATCAAAAATCAAATCAGGTTCTTATAAAAAAATTCAATTAGAATTTTCAAAGGATAATATATTTTGGGAAAATGAAAATGTACCTATGTTTTTGTTATATAATCCAAATTTAAATGGTTATGAATATTATTCGAATAAACATGATGATACAAAAGAAATATATCCTTACATGTTATGGAATAATTACAACTATTCTAAACAAAAACCTATTTTAGAAGCTATTTGTCCTGCGAATATTGGATGGAAATTATCTGGAAAAAGTGATGAAGAAATTGTTGAAATAGCAATGACAAATTTGAGGAATTATTATCCAAATGCTCCAGACCCTATATCCTGACAAATTACAAGATGGGAGGAAGATATTTTTAGCCAGGGTTCCTACTCATATCATGATTTTAATACTACAGATGAAGATATTCGTATAGTATCAGAAAATATAGAAAATACCATATTTTTTGCCGGTGAATACACAGATCCAATATATTATGGTTCTTTACATGCTGCTTATAATAGTGGAATACGTGTATTAAGTGAATTATTTAATGAATAAAATTATTATTTTATATTAAATTTTATAAAATGATAAATAGATATTTATACAGAACTTGTTAAAGAATGAGTATAAGGATTATTTTTGAAAGCGCTTAGAATATCAGGTTGAATACGGTCACATCCAGCACATTCATTATAATATTGTGGAGTTCTAATTGCTCCATATGTTTGAGCAGATGGAGGTAATCCAGATAAACTAGAATAAGCAGGATTTACTCTGCCATCTAAACGATCAGAATCAGCCTTAATAGTAGTCAAGTGCATTTGTTGGTTGAAAATTTGAGTTCCTCCTTGATTTGGTCTATTAACAATAGTTTGAGACTTAATATCATTATTATGTTGACGATAAGCCGCATCATAACTCATGTCTCCATAACCAGTAGCATATCCACCGGCAGCTGTATAATATTCACAACTAGTTGAATCTCTTTGTGTTGGCAATCCAGGCATGGCATTATTAACATACATACCTTCTTTTTGATTATTAATATTAAAGTTAACAGCGTGTAAATTGGTTTCTTTAACTGTTGTAGGAGTAGTATCTTGAGGGTTATAAACTGGTCCCTTAACCATAGATGAAGTACCGGCATCACCATAAACACGAACGTTATTAATTGTTTCATCTTTGCGAGTTGGTCTAAACATATCCATTATTGGAGCAACAACTGCGCCGATAGCGCCACTAAATCCACTTCTATGTGTTTCAGGTTGTCTAACAGTGCTTCTATTATTTTCATAGTTAGTATGACTACGTAGAAAATTATCAGCATCAGAGCAATCTCCGCGACCCACAGCTCTTGAGTGATTTACACCTCCTTCAAAAGCTTCGTGACGTTTAGAAGGTTCAAAATTTTGAGGAGCAGTAGTAGCTTTTACATCAATAGCTCCAGCAGGTCCCATATATTCAGTAGCAATGTCATTACGTCTTAAAATACCCATTTCTTGAATAGGTCTTAATGTTTCACCTTTTTCCGCACCAGTTGTTGTTAACCAACGATCTTGTGTATTGATAAAATATGTATCAGGTCTTTGTTTTTCTACACGACCTAATAGTTCAGTGCCTGGTACTGCTTTAATAAAAGAATTAGCAGGTCCTTCGTGATTAATTAACTTATATTCTAATTTAGGGTTTGTATCAACTCTTAATTCGTCGACAGTTTTTGGTAACCATTTATCACGAGCTTCCATACCAGAGTTATATCCATTGCTACCATTAAATCCATAACCTTGGTCTAAACCAGGTCCAACCATAACGGTATCAAATGGTTTGACATTATTGTTTTTCATAGCAGGATTAACACGTGATTGATAGAAATCACTTTGGTTAGGCATGCCATAAGCCCACTGCATATTTTGTTCAGGTTTGAAAAGTGGAGCTTGTTCAATTTTTTTGATAGTTTGTGAACCAGAACCAATCATATTATCTAAAACTGATTCGTTAATATTCATATCATATGTTCTACCTTTTACTTTACCACCATTAAAAGGAACCATATTATTATGTTTAAATTGTTGAGAATCTAAATAATTTCCAGTTAATGAATAAATTTCTTGTGGATTTTTGCTTACAGGAACATGGTTTCTAACTTTTTTTTCATATAAATTTTGATTAAAGTATTTGTCTGTAGCAACATTTGGGTTAGGATATTCTTGAACAGTGTCAACTAATTGATTAATATTGCTAACAGGAAAATTTTGTGGAGGAATATTTGTATTTGGTAAATAGTTATCAGTTTTGACACCTAAGTTGCTTCTAATTCCCATATTAGTAAAATTTTCTTTTTGTCTTTGTGATTGTCTTATTTCTTTTTTAGAGCAATTTTCATTTGATTGATTTGATACTACATACATACCACCTAATGCTATTAAAGGGATTGCTATTTCCATATTTATATATATAGAGTATTATATTTTTATTCACATATAATAATCTAAAATCCACTTTTAGAAAAAGTGGAGCAAAATAATTTAAATTTACTTGTTTTGTTCCACTTTTTCTAAAAGGGGATTTGTTGACAAGAGTTTGTTTGTTGACATGTTGTTGGTCCAGCTACATATCCACCTCTAATTAAATTGTAACTTGATGGCAAATAATTCTTTGTTTCATTCACAACACAGTCTCTCTTTGGAGTATAGTAATCTTTTTCTAAAACCCTTGTACTTAAGTTATTTTGAAAAGGCATACATACATTCACTTGAGGGTTCAAGGGAGGATATTGCCAATCAACTTGTTCTAAATCACGATACCACCATGCTGGATTTGTTGCTCTTGATTGTTCAGTAAATAAATTATTACATGTTGGATATTGAATAGCTTCATTTGGAACATTATAGCTTTTATAATTATCTTTTCCTAAACAATCTTTACCTATTTGTCTGTTGACACCTCTTAGGTCGCTTTCTAAATTAATTGTATTTGTTCTTAAATTTCCTCCCCATTTTTGTATAATAATTTGTGGGTCTTCCATATAACAAGGATTGGCACCATTTCCTGGAACATTCAATATCCATCTACCTGGGTCTGTAGATTGCTGTAATGCCTTTTTTGTTCTACAATCGTCATATTTAAATCTAGTACTAGCCATTTTATATTTATATGATATATTTATTTAATAATTAATAATTTAAAATTTAAATACTACATAATTTATTAATGGAATTAGTATTGAATAAAAACAACTCTCCAACTTTATGTCTAAATATGATTGTTAAAAATGAAAGCAAAATTATTACCAGATTATTTGATTCAGTCTCTTCGATTATTGATTGTTATTGTATTTGTGATACAGGTTCAACAGATAATACAGTTAGTTTAATTACTGAATATTTTGCTACAAAAAATATTCCCGGAAAAATTGTTGTAGAACCATTTAAAAATTTTTGTCATAATAGAAATCTTGCTTTACAATCTTGTTTAGGTATGTCTGATTATGTATTATTACTTGATGCTGACATGATTCTTGAGATTAAAAATTTCAAAAAAGAAGAGTTAATACTCGCCAAAAGTTTTCATATTCTTCAAGGAAATGATTTATTTTATTATCAAAATATGAGAATTGTTCAAAATAATGGTCTTTATAAATATGTCGGAGTAACTCATGAATACATTGATACTCCCTCTGGAAATACAACGGGAGGCTTTAAAAAAGAACAATTATTTATCAGAGATATTGGTGATGGAGGCTCTAAAGATAATAAATTTGAGAGAGATATAAGATTACTTCTTGATGGTATTAAAGAAGAACCTGATAATGTTAGATATCATTTTTACCTAGCAAATAGCTATCACGATTCTGGAAGATTTGGTGAAGCTATTGATGTTTATAAAAAACGTATTCAGTTAGGAGGTTGGATTGAAGAAGTTTGGTATAGTCATTATCGAATTGGGTTATGTTTTAAAAATATGGGAAACATGGATAATGCTATTAAATATTGGTTAGAAGGTTTTAATTTATATCCAGAACGATTAGAATGTATGTATGAGATTCTTAAGCATTATAGAATCCATTCTAAACATCAACTTGGAGACATGATTTACCAACAATCTAAAAAAATATTAGATATGAAAAAAAATAGAGATAACTACTTATTTTTACATAATGATATTTATACAGATAAGATTTATTATGAATATACTATTATTGCTTCTTATCTAGGTGTTAAAAATATTAATAATGAAGTAATAAAAGTTCTTAATAATTCTCATTCTGACGGCGATATTAATAATTTATTAAGTAATATGAAATTTTATAAAGATGTTTTAACTCCTATTTTAAAATTTGTTCTGGATAATACAATTGTATCAAATGTTAATAATGAAGATGTTAAATTTGTTTCATCGTCTAGTTGTTTAATTCCAAATATTAATGGAGAAGGTTATCAAATGAATATTAGATATGTTAATTATCATATTACTGATGGAGGAAGTTATTTAAACTGCGACAAACATATTATAACTATCAATAAATACATTGAATTTGATAAACAGTTTAATATATTGGCTGAAAAATGGTTTGATTTAAATTTTGAAGATAGAAGATATATTGGAATTGAAGATATAAGAATTTTTAATGATATTGAATCAAATGATTTACTATTTATTGGAACAGGATATCATAAGAGTGACAAAATTGGCATTGTAACAGAAAAATATAATATCGAGAATTTTAAAATGAACGCAAGGGAACTAACTCAAGATTTTAATAACTCTGGATGTGAAAAAAATTGGGTATTTATTGATTTTGAGGGTTCAACACATATTGTTTATGATTGGAATCCTCTTAATATCTGTAAAATAAATAATGAAAATAATAAACTTGAAAAGGTCGCAAAGAGAGAAACACCTCGAATTTTCTCAAGAATTAGAGGTTCAACATGTGGATTTAAATACTCTAAAAAAGTAGATACGGTTAAAAATGGTAATATCACAATTGATATTGAAGAAAGTGAAATTTGGTTTATTGGCCACATTGTTTCGTACGAATCACCTAGACATTATTATCATGTAATTTCTGTTTTTGATTCACAAATGAATTTACTAAGATATTCAGCTCCATTCAAATTTGAAGGAGAACCTATTGAGTATTGTTTAAGTATTATTGTAGAAGATGAAAGAATTCTTATTAATTATAGTAGTTGGGATAGAACTACACGAATTGGAATTTATGATAAAAAATATATAGATTCAATCGTAAAATACAATTAAAGTAATATTATGAAATATAAATAATTTAAAAGTATTATTATTTATATTCTAATGACAAATAATATAACATTTGTGACAGCATATTTAAAAGTTTATGATTCTGATTACGATAAATCAAGAACATTTGAAAAAAGATTAGAATTTTTTATGAAAATTGTTGAACTAAATATAAATATATCTTTGTTTATTAGTCCTGAATATAAAGAGGCTTTTGATTTAATTTCTACAAAACATAAAAATCTCAATATTATTGAAGTTATATCTATTAAAGACTTAGAAATTACAAAACTTGGAAACAAAAATCTACATTTATTAAACCTTCCAGATAAAAGAAATCATGTAAAAGATACGTCTAACTACATGTTTCTTATGAACTCAAAAATTGAATTTATAAAAAAAACTATTGATATTAATCCATTTAATAATGAATATTTTTGCTGGTTTGATTTTAGTTTACCATATATATTTAAAAATATTGAAAACAGTATTTTAAAATTAAAAACACATTCAGAATCCAATTTTATTTCTGAACCATTTATTCTTATGCCAGGATGTTGGAACTTTAAATGTGAGAACATTGAAGTTTTTAAAGAATCTGTTTGTTGGAGATTTTGCGGTGGATTTTTTATTGGAGATAAAAATAGTTTGTTATCATTTTACGATATTAGTATTTCTCATTTTGAAGAATTCTTAAAATTAACAGAAAAACTGGTTTGGGAAGTTAATTATTGGGCTTGGCTTGAAGCCTCCGGATATATATCTCCAATTTGGTATCTAGCTGATCATAATGATACTATTATAAATATTCCAAGTCAAGTTATACAAAATAATGTCACCTTATTAAGTTGTATTAGTAGATAGAGGCACTAATTTACCAGTTTATTATAGCGATTCATTTAAATTCTCTAAATATCCAATTGAATTTTGTATTGGATTTACAATTATATTTCATTTCATTTATTGAAATATAATTTTTAAAATAAACTTGGACTATGATTTGTTACCTTAAGAAGGGGAACTAAAACCCCTATTGGATTTGGTATTGGTCCTGCTGTTCCTCCTATACGTTCATATACACTATTTGGTCCAATATTACCAATGGTGCCAACGTACCATTTTATATATTCAGCTGATGCAGACCACTCGAAATCAATTGTTTCATAACCTGCAACGATTGGACTCCTCCAATAACATCTATAAAATACTGGTTGAAATGGCACTAAGCTCCCTACGTTCCCTGTATCAATAAATGCTTCAACACAATCGCAAGTTGTTAAATCAGCGTTTCGAGTCACCGTTGCGCAGGGGGTACCTACTGGTAACGCAAGTTCGGTAGTACCAGATGGATATATAGGTGGATTTATTATAGTACAATAAAAATTATAAATTTCATATTGATTACCTGGTTGACAAATACCCATACCACCACTAGTAGCTAATAAAGAACCAGGGTCTGTAGTAGCATAAGCAAAGTATGCTTGCCACACGGGAGTACTTCCATTAGGATGAATTCTAAAGTAGTGTGTGTTAAGATTTACTATTGAACCTGGTCCCTGTGCTCCTGTTGCTCCTTGGAAACCCTGCGCTCCTGTAGCACCTTGAAATCCTGTAGCACCTTGGAAACCCTGAGCTCCTGTAGCTCCTTGAAATCCTGTATCACCTTGGAAACCTTGAGCTCCTGTTGCTCCTTGAAATCCTGTAGCACCTTGGAAACCTTGAGCTCCTGTTGCTCCTTGAAATCCTGTAGCACCTTGGAAACCTTGCGCTCCTGT